ATGCGTTCCGCAAGACGTTGGTTGCGCTGTGCGAGGCTGGCAAGATTCGCGTGTAAGGTTGGCGTAAGGTTGCAAGCGCAGCATTGCAATTGTATGATCTCTTGGCGCCGTGAGAAGCGCAAAAGGGGCATCGCAAGCAGTCTCCAGCGGGGACGGCCTCAGATGCCGTAAGTTCACTGCAACGGTGGGCAGCCCCCGGTAATTCTCACACTGGGGTCGTCCACCACTGGAGATTGCTGTGCATCTGTTCATGTTTCACCTTGGCGATTATTACGCGCATACCGCGCATTTGTCGCCAATGGAGGACTTAGCTTACAGGCGAATCATCGACCTGTACTACCTCCATGAACAACCACCGTCCGGAACACCGGAACAAATCGCTCGCCAGATCAGGATGCGTGACCAATCAAAGGCTGTCACGCAAGTTCTCTATGAGTTTTTCACAGAGGAGGTGGGTGATCCTGTGGATAACTCTACCCAAGTGTGGCGTCACAAACGCTGCGACAAGGAAATTGAGCGTTATCAAGCGGTTAAGGACGGTGGAAAGAAAGGGGCGGCTAAGAGGTGGGCAAAGGGAGGGGATAGCCAGCCTATAGCCCCCCTATCGCCACCCTACGCACCCCCTAATGCTAACCAAGAACCAGTAACCATTAACCATAAAAAGAATAGTGCATCGCGTGGCACGCGACTGCCTACAGACTTCGAGTTCCCCGATGATTGGTTTGACTTCTGCAAGCAGGTGCGTCCAGACCTGAAGCCGGTAGAGGTGTTCGCCACCTTCCGCGACTACTGGATCGCACAGCCTGGAAGCAAGGGCGTCAAGGCCGACTGGACAGCAACGTGGCGCAACTGGATTCGCAACACTAGGGTTTCCCCTAATTCCCAACCTGCCAAGCAAGATCGCAAAATGGACTTATTGATGGGCCGACGCCAACCAGACGTTGTGACAATTATCGATGCTGACTATCAGGAGCGATTAAATGCACTTAGCGGACCGAGTTTTTGAGAGGTTTGTCGCTCTGTACGGAGCGCAGAAGTTTAAGGTCATGTTTGAGCATGACGACAACGCAATCATGCCAGCCAAGGAAGCCTGGAATAACTTCCTGCAATCCTGCAAGCCAGATGTTTTGCGAAAGGTTATGGAGGCTCTACCGCATCAGAAACGCGAATGGCCCCCCAACCTCTCCGAGTTCATCGGTATGTGCAAGGACTTCGACCGAGTAGAGCACAGAACCTACGACGCGCTGCCAGCCCCGAAGGTTCAGACAGACATTGGTCGGGCTGCACTGGCAGAGATGAAAGCAAAGCTACGGGTTTCCCCTAATACACAGTCATGACAAACGAGCAGAAAATAGTTGAGTCGCTAATCGCTGACTGTAAGGGAATCGTGGAGTACCACCTGACAGGCAAGCGGTTACCTCTTAACGGTAAGCAGATCATTCGCAGGACGCTTTACTGCCGGTTGGAGAGGCTGACGTTTGCAGGGTTTGGCGACAGAGTGCCGATCATCATTACAGGGGAAAACCGTGTGTCCTGAGTGTGGAGACTGGAAAAGCAAGGTTAAGGAGTCGAGGCGAGATACTCGATTCGGCTGGAAATGGCGACTTAGAGATTGCGTGGAGTGTGGGCACCGTTGGTCTACCTACGAAGTCCCAGCTACCTCCGTCAGTGTTGACGGTGATGGCAACCCAGATGGTAGGTTGGAGCGATGAATCGAGACAACATCATCCGCATGGCGCTGGAGGCTGGAGCGTTTCCAGAACTGTCTGAGACGCCGGAGAAGGATGTTGCATTTCTTCAACGTTTCGCTGCCCTTGTCGCAGAACCTTTGCAATCCCGAATCACAGACTTGTATCGCCAGCTTGACGAAGCTGAGAAGCGGTTGGACCAGCAGTACAAGATGGGCATAGAAGCCGAACGAGAGGCGTGTGCTCAGTTGTGCGAGTCTAGGTTCATGGGGGATCTAAATCGAGAAGACATGGAAGCGCGACGTTGCGCCGCAGCCATCCGCGCACGAGGTGAAGCATGAACCAAAACGAGATTCTAAAGATCGCTGCCGAGGCCGGAGCGTTTTTGGAGCTATCGGAGACGCCAGAGAAGGATCTGGCCTTTCTGATGCGTGTTGTAGAGCGTGTTGCAGCCTACGAGCGTGATCGGTGCGTGCTGATGCTTGAGCGCCTGTATGAACGGTCTGGGGAACAATATAAACAGTATTTGCACGCAGCCAAAGTGCTGAAGGGGGAGGCATGACAGAAGCATTCTTCATCGGCTACGCAGTTGGCATCGTGCTTGGCTATGTGATCTGGGCGCCAGAGACGCGGTTCAAGCGGAACTTCGTTGACGGCCTGACGTTGCGGTTTTTGTGGAGACAGAAATGAGCCTGATAGAACGACTTCTGTGCGCGGTTCTTGGTCACAAGTATGTGGTGCATCGAGTGTTTAATCCCGGCGCTCGGCAGGTTGGTTGCACCAGATGCAATCGGCAGTGGGCTATGCACGATGGCACACGGTCGTTTGTTCCGTGGGATGGTGAGTTTGAATCGATGTATCGACAATTTGGAGAATGGAAATGAGCGCACTAAAACCTGTAGACATTCCCAATCAATACAAAGAAGCCGCACAAGAAGCTCTGCAAGATGTGATGGACGAGAACCCAGACACAGTGATTATCTTGTCGTTCTGGAAAGATCGCGGTCAGTTCAAGATCAAGACATCTATGGTGCCTGACCGGCTGATGTTGATCGGTGCGATAGAAGAAGCCAAGGCGAAAGTCATTTCGGATGGGTACGCATCATGAGCATTGAGGCTATGCGACAGGCTCTGGAGGCGCTGGACGGACTAAGCGAACCCTACGATGTATTGAAAGCCCAAAACGCCCTCCGCGCTGCCATCGAGCAGTCTGAGAAGCAGGAGCCGGTGGCGTGGATGTACGACTTCCTAGCAGACGACCGAGACGAAGTGATCCAAAACTGGGTTACGCAATCTCAGGATGACATTAAACGAGAGAACGGTTTCAACGTGCGACCGCTGTACACCGCACCGCGCCAATGGGTCGGGCTGACGAATAAGGACATCATTGAGATGTGGCCTGAAACATCGACGGTCGGGTGGGACGACATTCGGCTAATCGAAGCAAAGCTAAAGGAGAAGAACACATGAGCATCGAAGCAATAAAGCAGGCGCTGGAGGCGTTGGAATTTAATCAAGCGCGTTGGCAAGGCAAAGACGCAGCCATCACCGCCCTCCGCGCTGCCATCGAGCAGTACGACCAGACCTCGCTCGAACTGTGCGAGGAGTGCGGCTGGAGAGCGATGATCCCCGGTGATGGTTGTCTGGTCTGTGCGAGGCAGAAAGCACCGCGCCAATGGGTTGAGCTTACAGACGACGAAGCGCGTGCTTTAGTTAATCGAGCGACGTTCGGCGATAGAACCAACTGGCAGGCGCTGGTTTATATGGTTGATGCAAAGCTAAAGGAGAAGAACACATGAACTGGCTACCAGAACACGAATGCTCATTGTTTTTGTCTCATAATGAGCATCACCACGAGAAGAAAACGGTTAAACAATATTTCAAAAAAAATCAGTTCGTCAACGATGAAGAATGGCAAAAGGCAATCGCAACTGACAGCGTATGGTCATTATCGTGGTGGCCTGAAACTGGCGGTGGTAGTTACGTCATTACAGCATCAACGCTTGAAGCCCTTCAAACACGGTTAAAGGCGAGCAAATGGCCGTGAACAATTTTGGAAAATAAATGCGTAAAGACCCGATCACTGTCGATCAGATCGCTGGGCGGATGATCGAACTCGTCCAGCAGCGCAACAGTCTGTCGAGAGATGACCTGGAATACGTCGTTGAGACAATCGCAAAGCTGAAGGACGAGCGTCTCAAGTCTTGTATTGCAGAACTAATCGGTTGGGGTGACGATGAACGTGCTGAAGTCGAAACCTTTGTTGCAATCGCAATCGAGGTGATGAAGCGAACAAACGTATCAAAGCTGCGAGAGTGTGCAAGGATCGTCGAACTGAGGTACTTGAGCCATGACTTGCCAAAATGATTTCAGACTTGTCGATCAATCAATCACCGAGCATTCTGTTGTCGAACTTTATGTTTGTTTCAACTGCGGGGCTGAACGGTTCCGCGCACTATCAGGGAGGTTCTGTGGAGTCGAGGCTACACAATTGGGCAGCATGGAAGCGGAAAGAGCCGCTAGCAGATCAGACAGACGCGAAGATCGTTGATGCTGTAGTCCAGAAACTAGGGCCAGACGACAGGGCAGCCATCAACGCTGTCTATGTCTCCCACCCTTACCAGTCGATCTACTACGTCTCTGCTGAAATCTCCACCCCGCCAAGCTGGATCAACCGAGCAATCGAAAAGGCCAAACGTGGACTCTCAACCTGAAATCCGATTGCTGGCAGCAGTTGTAACCCTGGCAGTCCGAGACCTAACGCACCGTCCGTTGCTGGTGGACAAAAAGCCGGTTATGACAGACGAAGCTAGATCAGCGTGTAGATTTCTGTTCAGCGACTCATCCAATGGGTATTTGGAATCGCTTGACTATGATCCGTCAGTATTCAAGGATCAGTTACTACGGATGATGAACAATAATTCTCACGAGAAACTTGCCGGATTCGATCCGAATGACCGGCGAGCCATGCGGCAGAATTACAAACTTTGGAGTTCCGACTATGCAAGACTGGATTACGAGCTACCTGACGATGAAAGCGAACCTGACGAATTTGCACTCCTGCCTCCTAAAAAAAGAGGCAAACCAAGCTATCGACCTAGCACTGCAAATCGCAGCGGAAGCAAGAATGTGCGCTAGACAGATCGAACTCCAGCGCGATAAACTCTGACCGTCTCCTCCTTCCCCCTTCACAGGGGGTTTTTTTTGCCGTAAAATTGTGTTAGGAGGTGCCTATCATGCCAGCAGTCTCGAAAGCACAAGCCCGACTCATGCAAGCCGCAGCCCACTCTCGTGGATTTGCGAAAAAGGTGGGAATTCCGATGGCGACTGCCAAGGAATTCATGAGCAAGCAGAAGACCCCGTATGCCAAACTTCC